TAACAAGTCGTGGGTTCAACCTATGGGCGCGTCACTTGTAGCATTCTTAGCCCTCGTGACGGTTAATGAAACGTATAAGGGTGTTAAGAAGGTAAGTGAGTTTGTGTGGGATAAAGTGGTGCAGAATACTCCATCTTCAGCCACTCAGTCCTATACCACAGGTCTCGCTGATCTTGAGGAGAAACTTGATTGTGGAGAATCGTTCGAAAGAATCCCCGTTAAGAATCACCAGCTATGGAACGTCAAAGAGAAATATAATGCATCTTGTCCATTTAAGGGAGAACCAGAAGCCTTCTATAATATGATAAGACGAAATGTACGCTTGGCGGTAATTGAGACTGATGATCGGATTAAGAATTACCTCATAGGACTTACCAGTAATATATGTATGATCAATACACACGCTTTAGGTACGAAGAAAAAGATTCTAATACGAGTTGCTACCACTGGAGAGACTAACGAAGATCAAGTATTCAAGGATACGTGGATTGATGAGGGTAATCGAATTGATATCGGAAATGATGTTACTCTGTTGCGGTTGTCTGGAGTTCTGTTTAAGGATATACGTAAACATGTAGCAATTCCAAGCAGTTCAGATCACTTTACCGGTCTATTTCGCGGAAAGACTGTAGCCGTCACCAAGCTTATGCGACAATTCCACCTCGATAATGCTATATTACATAAGGTCACGGTCAATGGTCTGTTCCAATATGAGTTTCCTGAGCACGCGAAAGGCATGTGTGGTCTGCCTCTTATCGTTGAGTCAGCAGGCATTAATCTCGCAGGCATTCATGTTGGAGGTGGTGGCGCTAATGGATATGCGATAGTTCTTGACAAGGGTTCAATCGATCGTGGAATATCTCATCTCAATGCAAGCAATCGCCTTATGGAGTTAGCTTCTGCGCCAGAACTTAAGCTTGAGTCCAGTCTGCTTCCGCCTTCGCGCAAATCCCCTTTTCGGTACGAGATCTTACACGGTGTCGATTACAAAGGTCGAATCCCTGGAGACGTGAATATAAATAAGAAGAGCAAAGTTACTCGCACCAAGACTCACGGCTTGTTTGAGGCCACTCTTTTTGACGAGATAGGCTTTATTAATGATAAATGTTACGGTCCTCCAGTCATGAAACCCATTACGTTAGATCGTACGTACATATCGCCCTATAATATCGCTCTCAAAAAACTGTCGTCTCAGCGTGCCGCGTTAGATCAGGATGTTCTCCGGGAAGTGGTAAATGAACTAGTAGAACGATTCAGTGCAGGTCTTCCAAAGAACCTTCGTCCTCTCGATATGGATACTGCTATAAATGGGGCTGCATCTGATCCTTTTACACGTGGAATTAATGTTTCTACAAGTGCGGGATTTGGATTCCAAGGAAAGAAGAGAGAATACTTTGTGATCGATGATAAGAAAATACCAAAGCCAGAATTGGTTGCTCGAGTCAGAGAACACTTAGAGGCCTATGCTAATAATAGCAGTGTAGGTCCTATTTTCTCCGGACAGCTAAAAGATGAACCGCGCGAGCTCCACAAAATTCAGGAAGGAAAAACTCGATTGTTTTACATGTCACCTTTGGACAATTTGATTGTCTCACGCATGATGCTTTCCCCGTTTTACACGCAAATGGTTGAACGTAATGAGCTGTTCTGCTGTGCTGTGGGAATTGATATGCATTCAGGGGCACATAAAATCATCGACAACATGTTGAGCTTTTCTCGTCTTGTTATGGAGGGTGATTATGAGAGGTATGATAGTGGTATGCCAGTCGAAATTGGCCATGCAGCCAGCACGGTTATATATGAGACTTTGCAGCGCTGCGGGTATTCAGAAGAAGCTCTCAAAATTCTTAAGGGAGTGTTGTCGGATGCTATGTTCCCTCACGTCGAAGTGAATGGCGATCTTTTCATGTCGGCAGGCCTACAGCCTTCAGGTAAATACGGTACTGCGGAGGATAATTCTCTACGTGGACTCATTCTTATGATGTACGCGTGGAAGAAAATGCTTCCCGATAAGAGCGAAGAGTTCTTTAAGTTCGTGCTCCCATTTACTTACGGAGATGATCTTATAGCAGGTGTTAAAGAGGAAGTCCGCGATAGATTTAACAATCTAACATATCAAGGATTTGTTAAGAATGTGTATCTCATGGGATTCACGCCGGCTGCCAAAACGAC